ACCCGAAGTTACCCACACCGTAACAGGCAAAAAGAACCTAAAATATTACTTAACGTAAATTTGTATAATATGTACATTGACTAATCTTATGATAAGATTAGCAAGTCTCACTAAGTATTTATACCTATAGCAAGTTTTTGATTGTGCCAATTTCTAGATTGTCATAAGTATAATTACTTACATGATGTTTTCTAGCTAAAATATAAATCAAGCTTATCAATTAGCAATTAAAGTATAAGTTTAGATTATCAGGAAAAAAATACAAGCAAATTTAACTACTTAGCTTTTTTAATGTCTCTTCTAAGGCCACTTAAACGGCCTACAATAGCCCTCTAATACTCTTCTAGTACTAACACACTCAAATACTTTTTCAGTACTGTTACAGCCGATTTTCGCTGAGATCGCTTGCTATGACTAGGCCAATTTTATAGTACTGCAGTACTACTTTAGTATTGCCAATAAAAAAGGCCTATTTCTAGGCCTAGTAAGTCAATTTTGAAGCGGTTTTAATCATAGTAAGCTAAAAGCTCTTTTGACTCTATCTCACCCGCTTTAAGCTCTTTTTTAGTTAGTTTATTTTCAGTATTAGAAGACATAAATAAATCTATAAAATGTCTTCTTACTACTGGTTTAATATCTCTATAATCTTCAAACAAACAAAGACTACAGAATACTATTAAAGCTCTTTTAGCTTCGGCCTTAGTACGTTTTTGAAGCCTATGGAATGTTCCCGTATAACAAGTAAACCATTGTTTAGCTTCACTAGTGATATCTTCGGGAAGTTGGTATAAGTCAGAATACATAATAAAAATAAAAGATAGTAATAATAATACTCTTATAGTATTGCATAAAAAAAGCGGGTAGTAAACCCGCTTAAAATTTATTTAATAATATTTATTTAAAAAGAAAATTAATTAATTTTTTTAATAAATTAGTTTCTACTTGATACTTTTGAGACTCTATAAAATCAAAGTATGCTATAGACTCAGTGTCATTGACGTCTAAACGATCGGGCAAGTAAGAATTTTTAAACATGATAATTAAATAAATAAAGGTTTGACTGGTAACTCTTGAATTAATACAGACTCTTGCTTAAAAATCATTTTGTAGTCCTCACATAGTCTTATTAATTGTTTTAATTCATTAGTAATTACAGTTAATAAAAAAGTGTTTTCATTAACTCCACGCCATCGACCGATTGCTTTTTGTACAGTGTAACCTTCTTGAAAAGTAGCGTCTATTTGTTTTAAAAATTGACTCCATTCTTGAGTGGTAACACTGCCTCCTTGAGGTTTATTTGTACCTAAAAAGCATTGATAAGTTTTCATGATAAAGATAGTAATAAAAAATAATTACATTAATAAAGATATAAGAAAATACTATAAATTGCTACTAATGGAGTATTACTTAATATTTTGTAACAATTGAAAATTAGGGCTTTTTATGATATATTTATTATGTAATATTTATATCTTTTAATTGTATCATTTATCACATTAAAATGTAACGTAACATTTGTTACTTTAATTTGTAACAGTAAAATTTTATGAAAAAAAATAGGCTTGAAAAAGCCTATGTGTAAAAGTTAGCGAGTCTCCGAGTCTCCGAGTCTCCGAGTCTCCGAGTCTTTAACTTATCCAATTATTCATATCTAATCTTAAATTTTCTCTTGTTTTATATATTTCTTTTAATGTTCTGTTATCAGCTTTACTAATAGAATCATAATTAAATAATTTTAAATTCATAGGAATAAATTTAGCTATTGCATCTAAAATTATATTTAATTGTTGTTTAGTTGGCTTAGGATAACTATTTGTAATTAATCCAATATCATTTAATTTTTTACCTAATCTTACATAGCTTAATGGGCTATAAGCGGCATAATCTCTAAAGTAATGTCTTAATTCATAAGGATGCCAGTAAGATGCAAATTTAAAAGTAAAAGGTTTATTATCTCCATTCTTAGTTTTGAAGTAGGTAACTTCAGTTAGTCCGTTATCAAGTAAATAATTTACTTGATTTTCATTCTTATATAAAAGTTTTTTCATTTTTTTAAACTCCTATAAAACTAGAATTGTCAGTAATGTCTAAATTTTGATGAAATTTAGTGTTTAAGTACCATCTAAAGTTTTTTTGATGAATACCATAAATCCCTCCTACTACATGCTTAATTAAGACATTTAAACGTGATTTAGTAGTATTTGATAACCAGTTACAGTGAGAGATAAAAAGTTGTCCCCAGTTATCATTTAAGCCATACTTAGCTATTAGATTGTTATGTAAATAGATATACATAAAATCATCATCTTTAATAACTTCAGTATTAGCTTTTTTAAAGTTTTTTCTTTCAATGATTGCTTGAATCATTTGACGTTCAATTACTCTCATAATAAATAAAGATAAAGATAGTAGGCTTGATGCCTATGAACTAACAATAAACCATATTTTTGGGTTATTGCCTACTGTAACAGTATTTTGTTACATTCTGAAACAATTAAGAATTAAGAGTAAATAATTCTAATTGATTATTAATATTAGAGTTATCTATATCACCCCTATGCGGGTCTTCAGAGTGCGGGTGCGGGTCTTCAAATACATAAGTGCAATAATCACCCCCCATGCCACTAGGCATAAACCATGACCCCCAACTGAAATAAGTATTGTCTTTTATATCAAGACAATTAGTAACTTCTAATTGTTCTAAAATTTCATCAATAGTCTCTTTTTCTCCCTCTTCAAGACCTGACTCATCACCATAATAAATATAGCAATTCCAATAGATTGGAAGATCATATTCTACTGTTTTAATCATGAGAAACTCCTATCATAAACTTTTGATGTATTTTTTAAAACATTATCTACTTTTTCCCAATCGTCTATAAATTCTTGCTCATAATCAGATGATGTTATATCAAAATAACTAGGATTATGTAATTTAAAATATGATCTATAAAAATTAATTTCACTTATTTGTTGACCAGTAAAAGTAACATTAAAAGTTGTTTCTAAGTAAGATTTAGTCATTATTTTGTACCTACCTCAAAGACTATTTCTTTAGTAACATTATTCTGAACATAAGAATAATCATAATCTGCATATTTTTGATTAACACTATGTTTAGCAAAATCAATAGCAGTATCTAAGCATGATGTAAAAGCATCATCATTAATTCCGAAAATATTTTTTCTAAAAATAGTGTATTGAAATTTTTGGTTCATGATAAAGATAGTTGTTTGAACATCCTTACTATAAACGATATTAGTACTATTACAGTATTTTGTAATATTACTTAACAATAAAAAATAAGAGCTATTTTAAGCTCTTATATATAAATAAATAATTGTGTGATAGCCCATGCCCGCAAGTCTTTGCGAGTGCGGGTGTTTGCGGGTGCGAGTGTTTGCGGGTGCGGGTGCTTAACTCTCTAATATGTGAGTTTGATTAGTTACTCTTAAATAACTCATATCAGCAAAAAAGAAATTACCTCTAAACTGTTTTTCAGCTTTGTTAATAATTTCCATGCATCTATTAGATAAGTCTTCATAAGTCTCATTAAGACCTTGAGTAACTTTTTGGTATAGAGTTCTCTCTGTACCATATTCTTTGATGATAAAATAATCAGTCATTGGTAAAGATAGTTTATTGAACACCTTTACTATAGCTAAGATTTTACTATATTACTACTATAACAGTATTTCTTAACATTCTGTAACAATAAAAAAAGAGAGGGTTATCAGTCCTCTCTTGATACTATCTTTATGAGTCACACCTAACCTATGCGAGTCTTGCAAGTCTTATGCAAGTCTCAACCATAGACTAGGGTGTTGTAGGTTGTTATCTGCAATATAGAATCAGCTATTGAAGCGTCTATTAAACTTAAGTCATTATCTTTAAATGCTTCAAAAATAGTTGAACAATCGTCAGTATTAAGATTAGTTTTACCTGAGACTATTTTTTCAATAGTTGTAATAACATCTTTAACTTTAAATTGGTGTTTATCATCTTCTATATCTTCTACTGTAATAGGACTATCAAGAGTTAATTCTTTAAGCCATATACAACAACCTTGATGCTCGTAGTCTTGACCTGACTTAATGTATGTAACTCCCTCTTCATCTTCCTCTACTTCTATATTGCCTATAGTCACATCTGTAGCCCAATAGTTCACACCTTGACCCATAGTACAAAATAAATCTCTAAGGTCATCTAAGCTGATGTCAAATTGATAATTGACATTACAAGTAAATTTTTGTTCAGTTTTAGTTGTCATTACTCCTCCTCCTCTTTGTTTGAATCAATGTAATCTAAAAGCTGATAAGCCATCTGGTTTATAACTTCATACTGAGCTAATCCAATAAGTTGAAATATATTTTCTTGATCTGTTCTAAGGTCTGACTCAACATAACCTCTATTAAGGTCTTCTTGTACCCATCTTATAAGATCATAATTATAAATATCCACTGAACCATCTACAATTTCATGCATACGATCTTCTATCTGGTTACGATCCTCGCACTCTACAAAATCTAAAAGTAAATCATAAATAGTTTCATATCTCCAATCATTTGGCAACTCGTCATCATGCAATGGGTAGATAAGTTGTTGCTCTATCTCTTCTTTATCTGCATGATCTTCTTTGATTTTGTAATATGATTTGTTCATACCTCGATCTATACAATCTTGTGATCTGGTACACCTAGTAAATGCGTCAAGTAAATACTGAGTATATTCTTGAAATTTAGTTTGAGTTGAATTAGTCATAAACTTAAAGATAGAAATAAAGTTAGTCAGGCTTGCCTGATATAAATATAATAACATATAATAATACTAATCTGCTATTCTGTAACATTTAGTTACATTTAAGACTGATTGATTGGGTCAACTATTGTTTTTAACTTAGTAAAAGATTCAAAATCTAATAATGCTTTTTTAGACTTGCCACCAATATGCCATAAATATACATCTTTTGGTGTTTCGTTTAACTTCCAATCATAAACATAAAATTTATCAAATTCCCACTCGACTGAAATTTTTCCATCAAAATCATTTTCTTTAGGGTTTGAGTAAGTACCTTCTCTAATAAAAGAGGGTTTACCAAGTTTTTTAATTAATACGTCATAAGTTGTTTTAACGTAACCTTGTAAACAATCCATAATAAATAATAAAAATAAGGGTTATAGATATACCTAGAAGTATTTTTAAGCCCCTTCTAGGCGATTCTGAGAGGGCAATTTTATACCTAAAGCCTTATATTCGGCTTCAAGTTGCTGATCATCTATTTCGTGATTAAACCAAGCGTTTTCGATAATGGCTCTACGCTCTTGTTTAATTTCTTTTAATGTCTTAGGTTGTTTCATTGGTTTGTATAAAACATAAGGTGAACTTATAGGGTTAGGGTAGGTCATTATGACCCACCTAACGCTTTGTAGCCGCCACTAGCCATCTGACGAGATAAACCTACTGAACCACCCGCAGATCTACCCGCACTTGAGCCTGACCCTCCACCTGTATAACCTCTTCCACTTGATAGACGAGGATACTTCTCAGCACAATATTTGTTAATAGCTAATTTTTCTGTTTGATTAGATTTAACTACTGCTAGTGCTGATTGATTAATAGTGCGAGATGATGTTTGAATTTCTCTACCTTGATTTTCTTCTTCTCTTTTCATCTCTGAAAATCTTTGACTAACTTTTCTTGCCCAAGCTTTTCTAAAGCTATTTCTGTGTGCTGACCCCATCATTGCAACTTGAAATGGGTCTTCTTTACAATGCTTCGCCCAATCATCATTTAAGGCTTGAATTAGATAATCTGTATAAATTTGAATTTCTAATTTTCTAGCTTGTGATGCTAATACGTCATGTTGACGATAGCCATCAAAATAATTACCATTCTCGTCTTTAGCTGTATTTATAACTCTACCATTATAGAAATCAGCTACAGCACCGAGAATAATTGATACTGCGGGGTCAACACGCTTATAAGGTTGACCATATCTAAATGAGATAGCTTCTATCTCCTCGTCAACAGTAGACATATCTAACTGTTGCTCTAATTGCTCTCTTGTAATACCTCTAGCTTGTAATTGTTGTTCTAATTTTTCTTCGGCTAATCTGGCTTCGTGAACATTTGAAGAAGCTGTTAAGCCTAAAATTTTTGATAGAACTGAAAGTGATCTAGTCATTTGATAAAGATAGTAAATTTGTTTACATATTTAATATAGCGGATTATGAATACTAATCCGCTACTTTGTTACATTTGTTAATTATCGTAATGTAAGTAATAGTTATCGTATATTTCCCATCTACATTCTTCACTATTTTCTCCCTCTATCCAATATTCTCCAAAATTCGATCTAATAGGCAGTTTTTCATCCGTAGCATTGTAATAATAATCAATCCATAAAGCATTGTTTCTTTTACAAAATTCTCCAATATATTTTTGAATAGCATCTTCTTTATTTCTATTCCATCCCACCTCTAATACATCTTCATTAGGAAATTTATCGTCATCAACTTCTATTTTGATGAGCATATAAAGATTAGCTTTTGGTTGTTTAGTTGCCTTTTCTGTTTTTGATAAAGTTTTAGTCATAAAAGATAGTAAATAAATTACATATTCAATATAGCAACTAATAATACCAATATAGTATTTTGTAACAATTTGTTACATTAAAATAATATTCCCTGAGAATCTACGTTATAACTTGAATCATAGCGTTTATTATCACCTTTTGGATAAGGTTCTTGTGGGTAAATTAGCAAGTCTTTCATAGATTTTTTATGTGTGCGAGTCCCTAAAAAGTAAAAATATCTATGCTTTCTAGGTCTTTCTTTTAGATATAATCTATCTCCATACATCTCCTTTAATTTTCCTACTTTATCTCCTCTGTTATCTCTTCCTACCCTATCAATAAGACTTGCAGCGTGTAAGTGTTCGAGTCCCTTTACCTTATAATCATTTTTTTTAAAAGATAAACCTGTATAAATAAAATTACAAGCTTGATAAATATAACCATGATGATTCAAAGAAGTATCAGCATAACTAACAATTACATTTGGTATTGGTAATTGTTTTAATGTTTGAGATACAAAAAAAGATAGAACATTTTTTTCTAATCCATCATCAACCACTAATCTATTTAACTCAAGAAAATTATCTTGAAAATGACCTTGAAAAGCATATTTAACTAATTGATGAGCTACTGGCCTTCCATAAGAACAGATGCCTATAAGGAACTTATTTTTATATAATCCGTAAGCATAAGAAACACTAGGAATACGTTTAGCATAATGTTTTTTCTTAAACCACTCTACATATTCATGTGTACTAAGCTTACGAACTAAGTAACTATCTTTAATAGTCATTATTCATTGTGCTACCTCCTCCTCTTCGCAACATGGGCATGATGGTGGTAGTAATGGTTCTTTTTGAATCATTGCCACAAGAAATAATATTGCTACCTTTGTTGGTGGTTGCTCATTGTTCATAATTAAACAAACAGAATTTGAACCAAATTCAACTCTATCGTTGAAAACGATTACTGATGTATCAACATCATCTATTTCCTGACAGAATAAAAAACCTTGTTCTTTTGTTTTTTGATTTTTGACAACTGTAGGACTATAATCTTCGAGATCTAAACCCGCAGATTTAAGTCCTACTGTTAGATGATCTATAAAAATTTGTATGTTTGTTGGTAATTTTGTTTTAGGCATTAGTCCTTTTCCTCTATTGCAAAACTTTGTATGCTTTTTACTGTAGGTTTGATTAGATTATCATCATGCTTTTTAGTTTCGTAATTGTAAGCGTGATTTTCCCACCACTCAAAGACTTGTTTGTAACCTTGTACAACTTTCTCCTCGTAATCTAACTGATACCAACCTTCTTGTTTAGCAAGCTCATCATTAATTTTGATTTGCTTATGCTCTTCTTCAGTAAGCTCATCATCATGTTTCTTAAAACATATTTGTTGATCGCAAAAAAAGTAATCTAGCCCTTCTGCAAAAAGTAACTGTGCAAAATCAGCTAATCTTCTTTTTTCTGATTTCGCAATTCTCTGTATAAAGTCATAATCTTTATCAGAAACTTTGATTTTAATTTCTTTTGTCATGATTAATACTCCTCTGGAAATAGAACTACTGTATTGGTGTAATCAATCTCAGAGAATGTTTCTAAATCCATAGCAGATTTAGGTGTGCCATAGCCTGATGTAAGTACCCATATTTTTTTGCCATCTGAGAGTGTATAAACAGATAGTAATCTGCCACCATCATGCTCTTTGACTACTTGATTGTTTTGTTGTGCATCTTCTGTACCGACTTCACCCCAATCACCATTAGCGTGTAGTCTGACTTTAGATTTAATTTCTGTTGCTCTTGCTTGATCTAAGAGTTGATATTCATTTACTTTCTGAGAGAAAGCGAAATGACCTAGCGATTTTTGAATTGGTTTGACTGTAGTTGTCATTGATAAAGATAAAGATAAAAGTAATGTACATATCTAATATACACATAGATTAGTACTTGTATAGTATTCTGTAACAATTAGTAACAATTACTATCTGCCACCGAACTGAACCTTGTCGAACAAATCTTTAACAGCTTCTTCTAAAAGCTGACTAGCTAAAACGCTATGTTGTACTGGTTCGGTATGACTTGTAGATAAATTATTGTGCAAGTCCCAATCTTTGCCACAAGTGGGGCAAGTCTTGTACCTGTGACCATTAGCGAGTGCCTTAAGTATTTCAAATGTTTCTTTTGGTATTCGGCAATTAACTTGCGATCTTTCGTTAGTCATAGTTGATAAAAATAATAATAATGTTATAATACTCTATACTTACTCAGTAGTCAATCTAATAGACTTGTTTCCACACATCTTTTATTGCTGTTGCCCAACTAGGTGCTAATGATGTTCGACCAATCTCTGATTGCAAGTCTTTATTAGAAACTTTTATAACTATTCCATCAGTGGGATAGCGACTGAATATTAGCGAGTCTTGCCACTTGCTATGTAGTAGCTTTACATCTTTTACAGCATCTCGTTTTACTTTTACATAGCCACAAGTATGAAAACCCAAATCTATAAGTTGTTGTAAGTTAGATTCTTCTGTACCTTGACCGTTAAAAATTTGAAAGGCACAAAAAGAAAGACCATCTCCTGTAGGTGATTTTTTGCGTAAGTGACCCGCAGAAAGTCTCTGTGAGCTAGATGGCACAAGTCCTTGACCATATAACTCACCACGAATCTCTACGAGTCCTTTTGCCTTAATTGTTAGAGGTAGATCCTTCACAAGTCTCATGCAATATGTCTTGTCAATATTCTTACGAGTCCATGCTTTTACAAGTAAACCTTCTACATATCTAACAGCTATGGCACAACCATCAATCTTAGGTTCTGCAATAAGTGGTGTACCTTTTGGCAAATATCCATACCATTCCTCAAAGGGTAATGTACCAAGTCCTGATAATACGCAACCTTCTTCTACTTTTTGAAGTGCGGGATGTTTAGGGTCAACATCAATTAAAGACTGTTTTAATGCATCAAACTGTTTGTCAGATATGATTGCTCTACCCGCCCTGTATAAGTCATTGTGATATAAAAAGTCTTTAGCTAATTCGTCTGCAATGGTCATTGATAAAGATAAAAATATACTACTATTATAGTATTATTATCCTCCTTTTGCAAGATCTTGTATCTCATCTAGCCACATTTCTGGTATTAATCTACGAGATTCTGACGTAATAATACTTTTAAAAGATTGTTTTGGTGCTTGTGTAGGAGTTGACTTAAAAATAAACAATGGTCTTAAAAATGTTGGAAACTTTCCATCATTACGAGGTTCTTCTCTATAAATACCCCCTTTATATTTTGTTTCACCCGCTTTAAGAGCTATAACTCGTGCATCCATTATTTTTGAACCTTTTGATCTACTTTTGATTCCTTTTTTTTGTGTTTTAGACAATGCAATTATTGTATTTTTATAAGTAGCTCTTGTGACTCTACCGCCCTTACCTGTTCTTATTAAAGGATTATCTAAAACAGCAAAAGGATAATCACCTCTATTCATAAAGTTTCTATCTCTTAAATATTGTGTAAATTGTGTTCCATAGGCTTCTGTGCTTCCTCCTCCTATAGGTGGATATAAATATTTTGCTGCGGGATTTCCTTTTTTACTACCCATCGCTTTTTCATCTTTTACACCAATATCAAGACTTAATCCGTCTTGAACTGTAAAAGTACTTGTTTTTGTAAAATCAACTGTATTTTTAAACATTAATTGATATTTCTTAGAAACTATTCCATCTCGTCCTTTCATCCTCTTAGCAAATTTAGTAAGAGTTTTTTTACCCGCAAATGAAGCTTGCGTTTGCTCATAGAGAGATAATTTTCTTTTTAAATTTTTTACAGAAAATGTAACTGTCTTAGCCATTGCGGGTCTGTTTTTTATATTTTAGCAGAGATAAAAAATGAGACTGAAAAAAATTGGTGTCCATAGTGTCCATAGGTGTCCGACCTTTTTCTTAGGAGTTTCCTAAATCCTACGGTTTTCTATTATAGCCCCCTATTTCTACCCTCTATCCCCCCTCTTCCTTACTTTATATACTTTATAGGAATAGGTATGGACACTATAGACACGCTCGAAAACGGTTGGGCTGTAATCAGTTTCGGTGTCCATACGGTGTACCTACCTCATACAGAGGTCAGGACACGATCTGAGTCTCGAATGTAGACCCATTTGCGACAGTTTTTAGTACCTCTTCTCTTTTTTTCGTATCCAAGATTTTTTAAAATTGTTGCAACTTGCATTTGATCGTATCTTGTTTGTCTTTCGATAGGTTTTTCTATAGCTTCTGTAAGAACACTTTCTGTTGTAAGTTCTCTATGTCTGTTTGATGGATTGTCTAAGAATTGTTCGATAACAGATTTCCAAGGGGATTCGATAAGGTAATTTAAATTTTCCTCGTTTACTATCAATTCGTTTTCTTTTGTAAGGTATGTTGACTCTCCATTCTTATAAGCCATCACTGCGGCTGCCCAAATCTGGTCACGCTCTTTTTCTAGGCTTTCAATATCTATCGGGTTTTCTATGGTGACGTTTTCGCCTAGTTTAATTATCCAAAAGCGTCTATTTCCAGTTTCATCAACCAGAAATCCATCATGTCTGTTAGTAGAGCCAACAATAATTCCTCTTCTGGGGAACTCCTCGGTAACTTTTCCGTATGGAACTCTAAAGACATCTGTTTTTTGTGAAAGGAAAGATTTTATATCTCCCGCCATTTTTTTAGATGTTATGCTTTCCAACTCGGCCAACTCGCAAATCCAACTGCGATGAAGAATCATTAGTGCATCTTTACCATTTATGTCACGAAGACCATCACTAAAAAATTCTTGTCCAAGTGTGTACCAGAAAGATGATTTCCTTGCTCCTTGCTCTCCAAGTAAAACACAAGCGTTATCAAATTTATGTCCTTCTGGTTTGTATGCTCTTGCGACTGCTGCTATGAGAGTCTTTTTTAACATGTCATCATAAATTGTTGGATTAGGAAGATCTTTTTCTTCTGGTCTGAGATATGTGCTTGCGAGTCTGTCTATGTAAGCGGGAAGTTCTGTAGTATAAACTTTTTCTAAGTAGTCAACTACAGGATTGTATTCATTTTCTCTTGCTACTTGTACTACACAATCGAAGGCTGTGTCCTTATTACATTTATATCCAAGTCTTGCAAGTGTTAAATAATATCTGTCTATTGAAGTTGAACCTTGGCAAGGAACACCATCAAGTTCTATTTGTTGGGTAAAGATATTGTATCTAAATGCGTGTTCTCCATTGTCTCTATGTGACTTTAGTAAATTTAATAATTCATTTGCTTCTATTCTTTGTAATTTATCTGATTCAATAAGCTTTGGGTTGTCTGGATTATCTGGGTTTATAACTTTTATTGTTTTCTTTGGTTTGTAACCATGTTCTATAGCCCAAAACCAAAAAGAACCCGCATTTATTTGTACTCCTCCTGATTTTGCAACTTGTTCTATACCTCCCCAATCTGGCGAGTGTTTCTTCATAAGTGCAACTGCATCTCCCGCATTTTTGCCCGCATCTTCACATGCTTTGATTAGCCCCCATAAAATGTTTCTATACATGTGATATGTGTTGGTATTTGGTTTGCGTGGTGGGATGTAAGCAAGTGCTTTTTCTACTGTTGCTATATCTTCTTTGCGATATTCTTTAAAATTTGAAGAAGATTTATTTTTTTCATGTTGTTTTTTTGTAGGTAAACAAGACTCTATATCTTTAAGTGTGTATTTAACGTCTGATTGATATATTATCTTAGTCATAGCAGAGGGAGTGCCATCTTCTTTCATGTGATATGTGCCTGGTAATCGCATAACTCTTGATGGATTTTTTAAGGCTCTATCTGCATCTGCATGATCTAATAATCGCTCTTGTATAGGTTTCCAAGTTTCTGGGTCTATAGCTTTTTTTAAAATCCAATAGTTGTGTATAGATTTACCTCCTGTATCTATTTGCAAACTAGGTTCTGGCAAACCTAACTCCTTCCAAATCGAAATTTGTTGCTCCTTACTTATATCGTCATGCTCATAAAAAAAGGCTCGGCAAGCTGTTATTGATGAATCTGTATCTTCTCCATCATTAATAACAACATAAACACCACGACCTTCTTCTTGACAATGTTTAATCCAATCTCCATTTGCGTCAGACTTTTTACCTCTATCTCTTTCTTTTAATGGATGTCCTTTTGGAAAGAATGACCGAAGTCTGACTTTGTTAATGTCTTTTCCAAGTTGACTAAGAAATGACCGCCATTCATTGCGGTCTAAATTTAATAGAGACATAAAGATAAATTTAGAAATAAAAAAGTTAAGAAACTTTCAGTATATTTAGTGCGTCTTTTACATTACGAGCAACACCTACAATACCGCCAGCTTTCTTAACAGCTTGAAGCCAATTATGCTGATATTTTGAAAGTTGTCCAGAGTTTGTTTTCACTTCGATACTTGTGAAGACTGCGAGATCTTGTCCGATCATCTCAGGAGTAACTTTGATAGTTTTAAAACCAATAAGATCAGAACTACCTTTTGCCAATCCAAATTGAACCCATTGGCCTGTTCTAGGATCTGGAAGTTTTCCAGTTTCGTTACGAAATAAACGAAGGTTAGATTTTGTACCAAGAGCTAATCTTATATTTTGTTGTAAGATAGTCTCTTTATTAGACATTGACAGGGCAAGTTTTCCCTATCTTACATTAAAAGTTGAAATAATCTTGGTTGTCTTTTTCACCTTTTAGTTTTTTATTAATTTTTCTGGCTTTGCGATATTTTCTAAGTTCCCATCTTTTTTTAGCCCAATAAGGATTATGACCACGTTTTTTAGCGAGTTTGTACCAATCATCTAATGTTTTGCATTGTGCTTCTTCTTGTTTTTTAATTTTAGTTCGCAAATCAAAATCAACTCTTATGTCATTAAGTTCTACTTCTGCAAGTTTTGTTAATTTAAGAAATTGTTTTACTGCATGTGTTTTTGTATAGATACCATCTAGTCCTAATAATTTAAACTCTTTCCATTGTGTTTCATAAAAACATTGTGCGAATGTGTTTCTAGGTTTTGCAAAAAGTTTGAATTGTGTTTTATTGTAGTCATCTGAATATGAGAAAAAATATAATTTTGCACCTGTAGATATTTCTATAATTGGATCTCCTGTTTGTAAATTAAGATTTTTTTTCATTTTTACTAATTCGCCTTCTTTATAAATTATTTCTCTTTTTTTAATTTCTCTAACGTGTCCACAAACAGGGCAAGATGCTTGTGGTTTGTAAACTGCGAAGCATACCTCGCAAGTTTCTACTTGTGGTGCAACTTCACCTTTTCTTTTTGTTTTAGCTTTTTGATTTAGATCGTAATGTCTTATGTCATCAACAAAACCATGTCGTTTTGTATTTCCTACATGATCTAAAACTATTGCTGTTTTATTTGGTTCTGGTCTTAAGACTCTTCCTACTTGTTGTATGTATAATGCTTCTGATTGCGTTGGTCTTAGTAAGATTGCACATGAGCAGTTTTCGACATCAAAACCTTCTGATACTACATCTATAGAAACAAGAATTTGAAGTTTACCTTTTTTAAATCTGTTGGTTAGGTTGTCTCTATCTGTCCGAGACATATCACCTGTTATAAGTTCTGCCTTATATCCTGCTTGTTTAAATTTGTTTGTTACATATTTGCCATGTTTAACTGAGATACAGAAAGCTATAGCGGGTTTGTTATCTGCAAGTTTTTTATAGTTTTGTACTGCATCACCTACTATATCTACTCTATCAAACTCGTTTTCTACCTCTTTTTGTGCGAAATCACCCTTAATTGTCCTTATCTTGTCTAAATTTAGCTTATTTGGTGGTGCATATACTTCATGTGGTGCAAGAAATTGTTTGTCAACAAGTTCTGGTATGCTTGTTCCTACTATTAAGTCATCAAAGACTTCTCCTAATCCCGCACCTGTCATTCTCATAGGTGTAGCTGTCACACCAAGTTTTATTGTATTTTTATAAAAATCTAAAATTTTTCTCCAAGATCTAGCAACTGCGTGATGTGCTTCATCGAGAATAATAAGATTGGGTTGCCAGTTATCGTTTAGTCTTCTAATCAATGTTTGAACAGAGGCGACTTGAACATTAGAAGATTTAGGTTCGTAACCAGAAGCTATAATTCCATGATTAACTTTATTCTTTTTAAGTTTGTTTGATGCTTGATCTATAAGCTCTTTTCTGTGAACAAGGATAAGAACATTAGAACCTTTTAGTTTTGCAAGTTTTGTTATTTCAGAGAATATTACTGTTTTACCCGCACCTGTAGGAAGTGTAAGCAAAACGGATTTGTTATCGTTTTGAATCGACTTTCTAATGTTATTTATTGCTGACCTTTGATAATCCCTTAGTTGCATAGGGTTGACAAATACTATCTCATACTATACCATACTAGTATATGTCGCCTTATACGTCAAGTTTAATTATGCAACAAGAGACAAAAACAGAGTTAGTAGACAAGTTATTACTTTATGTAAGAACAGATAATTTTGATGCTTTCTTTTCAGCTTGTAGAAGAGGAATGATGAGATATGGAGATAAAAATTTTGCAAACATAATGCACTTTGAATTTATGTCTAAGCTAATTACTTGTGAAGGTATAGATACTTTTATTAGATGGGGTGAAAGACTTTAATATGTATAAACCAAAAGAAATTACAAACGAAGAGTATCATGGCAAAAAAGAGTACGAGTCTTCTACAAACCTTAGACATTCTTTAATCAGTCCTAAAAAATACTTGCATGGTAAAACAGCAATACAAGTTCCAACAAAAGCAATGGAAGAAGGAACTGCTGTTCATACTTTTTTCTTAGAAAATAATAAATTTCACGAAGAGTATATTTTTAGACCAGAAGGATTAAATGCAAGAACAAAAGAAGGTAAAGAATGGATGAAAGAGAATGAAGGCAAAAAGATTTTGTCTTATGAATGGAAAGAAAATTTAGATTTAATGAATGAGTCTATTATGAATAGCCCCGCAAAAATAATCTATAATAACGACAATTACAGCGAATTAAGCTATTTTTGGGATGATTTATACGGAATAAGAGGTAAATGCAGACCTGATTGTTTATCTTATAATGATCGTTTTGTCTTAGATCTAAAAACTACACAAGATGCAAGTCCTAAAGGTTTTCAAAAATCTATTGGTGTGTTCGGATACCATATTCAAGCAAGTTGGTATTTAAGAGGGCTTAGAAAATTAGGTGTAAAGGTAGATGAATTTTTATTTGTTGCGATAGAAAAAACAGCACCTTTTTGTGTTGGTGTTTATAGGGCTGACAAAGAAATGCTTGAGGAAGGTGAAAAGAAAGTAGAAGAAGCATTAAAAATTATTTACCAATGCAACAAAAACAGACATTGGGCTGACTACACACCAGAGATTCTTGATATTAGCCTTCCTCCTTGGATGGTTAATAAGAAAAACCAACCACAACAAATGGAGGAAATTGAACTTTACTAATTATGAAACCTAACTTCCCTACAAAACCATATAAAGGGCAAATATATTACAGCCCTACACTAAAAAAGGTTTATAGGTATGACGAGCCTATAGACAAAGATGGCAAAATCATTGAGCAACTTTGCCAATGGGAAGACATAACAGAATGTTTTCTTACTTTAAATCATAGAAAGATAAGGGGTGAAGAGAAATGACAACAGAAATCACAAAAACTAATACAGATGGCGAGTCTTCCATCTATCAAACTACAGAGTCTTTTGAGTTTGCACAAAGACAAGCTAAAAGTTTGTGTCAATCACAATTAGTGCCAACACAATATCAAGGTCAGAATGGATTGTCTAATTGTCTTGTTGCTTTGGAAATGAGTAAAAGGATGAATCTTAGTCCTTTAACTGTTATGCAAAACTTAAATGTAATTCATGGCAAACCAACATGGTCAGCACAATTTATTTCTAGTCAAATAATTGGTTGTGGTAGATTTAAAAACTTTGATTATATAGTTACTGGTAAAGATGATAGTTTATCTGTTCAATGCCAAGCTATAAGACTTGAAGACAATAAATTAGTAAAAGGCACAGCAGTTTCTATGAAGATGGCACAAAAAGAAGGTTGGACTGCAAAGAATAAAAAGTATCAATCCATGCCAGAAATCATGCTTAAAGCGAGAGCATCTACATTCTTTGGTAGGCAATATATACCTGATCTTTTGTTAGGTGTGCAAACTAGCGAAGAGGTAGTAGATATTGAGCCTATTAATGTAACTGATACTGTAGAACCAGAAGTTGTACAACAGGAGAAAAAAGATGACTTCGGATTCTAAAAAAGAGTTCCTAACATCTCAAGAACTTGCAGATAGATGGCGAGTTCATCTTGACTCTATTCATAGATGGAGAAGAGAGGGTAAACCTCCAAGTTTCTATTCTATTAACGGAAAAATCCTCTATAAGTTGGCTGAGATAGAGGATCTCGAATCAGCTAAACGTCAATCAAACAATTAAGCAAATGACTTTTAAATTAAAACTTGCAATTTTTTCTAATACAGAAGAAGATCACAAAAGAGTATATGGCGATAGCTATGACTCAAGTAAAAACTATCCTAGATATTCTGGTAACTTACAAATACCTGAGTCTGAATTAATCAAATTTATTGATTATTTACAGAAGTGTAAAACTGATCCTAATGAATATTATGGTGAGCCTGTTGTACCTGTAAAAGTTAGTGGTTGGTTATCACAATCTAATAATGGTAAAAACTATCAGGCACTTAATATAGAACCTGTTTATTCAAAACAAAAAGAGATTGAAGAGAGTGACACTAATAATGCGAGTCCTTCAAATGATCCACCTAGTAAAAAAGAAGAAGAAGATTTCCCCTTCTAACAATGTGGCATTAGGTTAGCGAATATTGCTTGTAAATACCTATGTAAGTCCACATTTACCTTATATTACGTTGAGTTACGTTGCCTTAGATTATAATCTTTTGGCTCTATTTAACTTAAATTTATAGTTTGCCTGTACTTAACAGGCACTTATATCTTATTTTTTATCTCTAAACTTATGGCACTTTATAAAGTCCTCGGAACACTTGAAGGTATTACACCAATACAACTTCAAAATCCAATGTATCAGCATCCATCAGAACCTCTATATAAAATTCGTACACCAATTTCACAAAAAAGAAAGAAGACTGAAGAGGATCACATAACTCTTTCTAAATTAGATTTTCTTATGTCTTGTCATTGGGCTGTAGATAGTACTGACGATTGTGATTGTACTGTTGATACAAATGGCAATGTATCTTTTACAGGTTTTAAAGATCCATATATGCCCGCAGAAATGTTGCGTAAGTCGATAAGAAACTCTGCAAAAGCACTTAACAACAGGAAAGGGGCTGCATTTGATAGAGGTGTAACTGTTTCAGAAGATATGCTTCTTAATTATGACGGTGCAAAAGATTGCAATGGTATGTGGAATGACAAGCTTTGGGTCAGGTTACGAGGTGAAAGATCTGGTAGTTTGATATGGATTACTAGGGTAAAGATTCCAGAATGGTCAGTAAATTTTTCATTAACTTGTGATACAAGTCAGGTTGAGATTTCAGAATTAGAAACTATGCTTAAAGCCAGTGGAAAATATTCTGGTGTTGGAAGCTATAGACCTGAGAATGGTGGCAATGCGGGTAAATTTGAAGTTACTGAGTTTGAATACGAAGAGATAGCATTGGTCTAAGTTTCTAGGCATCTTCGGTGTAAGTCCTAGTATTTTCCTTGGTTTCGCTTGGTTTTTCTTACATTGGCTTCGCTTGACTTCGGATGAGATGTTTTACCTTCGATTGAGTTTTGTCGACCTAACTTACAAGTTTGCCTGTACTTAAACAGGCACAAGTTTTCGCTAGGCATCTTTATGTGTAAGTCCTAGGTTTACCTTCCTATGTGTTCCATTGCATTAGGTTTCGTTGAGTTATGATTTTTTTCATTGTCTTACTCTTCTATCCTCTAAATTATAAGTTTGGCTGTACTTAAACAGCCACAAGTTTTTACTAGGCATCTTTATGTGTAAGTCCTAGATTATAAATAAAAGGGTATCACTTGCCCTACAATCCTTTGACTTTTTGTATTTTGACTTGGTTTGCGTCACCTTAAATTACAAGTTCGGCTGTACTTAACAGCCACAGAATTTTCACTAGGCATCCATTGGTGTAAGTCCTAGATTTTAAATCGCCTTGCTTGTCTTATTTTTCCCTCGATTCCGTCAAGTTAATGTCTCATCTCTTGGTTTAAGTTTCAAGTTTGCCTGTACTTCAACAGGCACAAGTTTCTACTAGGCATCTATTAGTGTAAGTCCTAGATTGGGTTATTATAATTTGCCTTTCATTGGGTTGTATTCCCTTAGATTAATCTGTATTTTAATCCCATCACTTAACTTTTAAGTTTGCCTGTACTTAACAGGCTACATATTATTTTTTATCTTTAATCATGCAAGATTTACCAATTCTATCAATCGACTATCAGAAAATCCGTAAAGGTGATGTGTTTTCTGAAGAGCAAGTCCTTCATCACTACAAATATTTTTTATTAGGTGAAGAAGAGTATCATAAACGTCTTGAAAGATTTAACAAAAAAGAAGTTACATATCATCCTGACGAATATGCTTTTAGAGATGTTTATAGGGATATAGAAAAGAACTGTAGAGAGCTTGGTTATCCTGTTGTTGCAAAGACTAAAAAGAAAAAAATATATATTCTTGATGATAAACAAGCAGTAGATTATCTATCTAATAGGGCTGAATTACATATAGATAATTTTAAGAGAAAAGTGCAAAGACTTCATGTGGATATAGATGAAGAAAAACTATCTGATTACGATAAGAAACAACTTGAGCATAAGAAAAATTATTACACCTTAATTCAAGGTCATATTGCACAAGGTCAAAAGTCCTTAAAGGAAATGCGTAAAAGAAAACAAATAGGTGGTGCATAAAGTAAGATTTCGTTATCTTACTTTTATGACGATTGAAGAAAAGATTAAACAAGCAAGGAAACGAATAGCAGAATTGGAAATATTGATTAAATCATGGAAAAACAACATTAAAACTAGATAATTCCTAGTTTTTTAGCTAAAATGTATCTAAATTATCTTTATCTATGGCTTTAACATTTAATAGTAAACAAATTGATAAAGTTGTGTCTATTGATGACGTAGGCAAACTTAGTAATCCAGAAATATTATTGCTTAAAGATGAATTAATGATGGCAATAAATAATATGGAGGATTCAATAAAAAGATTCAAACAAGAACAACAAGAGTCTTATGATCAAGAATGGCATCAAAAAGTAAGAAGAAAACAACAAGTATGCAAGGCTTTTTTATCACAACTCATAAATTTAGATTATGACGAAAGTTTGTTTAGAGCTATATATGATAAACACTTTTCAAAAATGATTTTAGAATATATAGATCAACAAGAGTTTAGAACTATTAATGATAAAGCTAGATCATTAGCTATTGCAGAATTAGAAAAAATCAAACCATGAAAAGAAACGAGACAAAATCTGGGAGAAAATTAGAACAATTAAAAAAATTAAGAATACAAAAATATGAAAAAGAATTAGATCTAGCTCTTAAAGGTTATGACCATTTAATACATTACAAAGATGATTGTACTATTTCAGCTAAAGATGAAAGAATTGACGATAATATAAGAACTATAATTTTAAAACATAATTATAAAGTACAACAAGTCTCAAAAATGTTTGTAAAAGACTTTACCCCAGAAGAAAGATTGGAGTTAGAAAATGGATCTAACTAATTTTAAAGATTCTGAATTAAAGGCATTACGTTCTAATGAGGAGGGTGTAACAAGGGCAAAAAAAGATAAAAAAACAAAAAAGTATAATTTGTTAGTTAGAGGTATAGGTAATGCACCTATGAAATTATCAACTTTTGCAGAAAGTAAGGATAAAGCAATAAAGTATGCACAAGCTAGATGGGGTGATTGTATTATTAAGGTCGTTGAATAATATTTTTAATGGAAAAAGAAAAGAAAAAATTACAGATTGGTGAGATTGTCTGTTGCGGAAATCATGTATTTAGGGTTATAAATGGTGAGCGACATTGGATAAGTGAGCCACCAAAAGATTGGGAAACTATTGATGGGAGAGTTTGGGATAGCTAATGCCATCTCTTAGGTATCATGCAGGCCGAATGGTTTTGTATGAGGATAAGCCTAAAGAATGGCGAGTAAAAATAAAGACAAAACAAGGTAAATTAGATTTACCTTTAGAAAGCAATGATTTAGAACCCGCTATTTTAGAAGCGGAATATTTATATGCAGATGCTAGATGTATGAGCAGAGATCATCCTTTATGTGTTGATTGTATTCACCATTTAGTAGTTAAAGCAGAATGTGGTCTTGGCATGCCAGAAGGTAAGGCAAGTGGTGGAATATGGGCTAAGGATTGTGCTTACTTTTGGGAAAGAAAGGTTTAGTGTTAATTTTGTCTATATGATCTCCCGCTTGATTAATAATTTTTACTAGTCTGTAATTTTCTTTAGATAATGCACTTATAAGATCTGGTATTTCATCAGGTTCTAAACATTCTAAGATACCTCTTAAAAACACTTCTACTTTTAATTCTTCTTCTAGTGATACATCTGCCATTATCCATTTTTCTACTTTTTTACGTTTTTTTGCTTGTTTAGTAAACCAATCAGACCAAGGCATAAGTATATCCATAACATGTTCTTTATTTTTAAAGTAACGTACTAGATATATAAGGCAATAAAGATATACTGTTTATAGTTACATTTTAAAAATGGAATTACAAACAAGAGGTTATGGATCTTCTAAAAAGAAGAAAACAAAAAAGAAAAAAGTTAAGTTGGGAAAGTAACTACAGGGGCAGTTGACTTACCTTCTTACTAGGAAAAAGATTCTGTTCCAACAAATCAACTAACCTATCATCAACAGTGTTATCTGTTTTTTTAACTAAAGCTCGCATAATATCTAATGCGAGTTTTTTTATTGCATTGCCACGAAGAAAAGCAAAAACAATAGGTCTTATAATTTTTAGCATAATTTTAATATCTTGCTATTTTAATAGTAGCTCATTCTCCACTTTCGAGCTAAAGACCTCTTCCTAGTCCAAGGGGAAGAGGTTTTTTAACGTCTTGGCTTAATTTCTGCTACTTTAACTTCTACTTCTTTTAAACGATGGAATACTTCTCTCATATCATCGTGCATTATTTCTATTTTATCTGTAAGTAATTCTATAGCTGTTGTATTTCGCACGAGATCATCTCTTGATTGCCTACCTCTATATGACATTGAGCCTACGGAGACAAAACAAGCTGTAAGACAAGCCCCACCTAATGCTGCAATAACCTCTACCACTTTACTAGTCCTCTATATATGTCTATTATGACAGAAAAAGCCTATGGAAACAGAAACCCAAAAAGAATCACAACAAAAGAATAAACAAATAGATGATGACAAGCCTGACTATCAGGAGAAAATCATGTTTTTAGTAAGCACTACAGCACAAGGAGCTATACTTGCTTGGTGTTTAATAGTTTTATCTTTAGGATATATAAAATTACCTAATAAACTCTTTGGTCTAGATATACCAGACCAGCCAAGAGTGGATTCGACTTTTGCTGCTGGTCTCTTGGGCAACATCCTAGCGGGATGGGGTGTTTCTGTCGGTGCTGCTAGTGGAGCAAAGAAAAAAAAGAAAGAAGATGAAGCGTCCGCAGCATATAATACAAACGCTAGTGGACAACAGACTATAATAATAAGACAGCCAATAGAACTAATTACAAGTAAACCAGAAGTAATTAAGGAGATTAAAAAATGAAAAAACTACTTCCATTATTGCTATTAGTTGCAAGTCCTAGTTATGCCGACATCACGCAGAAATTTGTGACATCAGCCCAAATTTCAGTTGATATGCCATTCGTGACGACTCAGAAGTTGGGGACTACTTACAGTCTTAGCGGATCAAATATCACCCCTTCAGTAACATCTGGGGGGTCAACCACCTCTAATGCCATCGGAGGACTGAATGTTGGCTCTCTCACCGATGGTGTACCTGCTCTTATACAAACTGATAAAGCTATCACAACAGCTGGGTCTGCCTTCTCTCTTACAGAAGCGGTTACTATTGGAGATGCGACTCCATCTGCGGTCACTCCTTCTAGTGGTATAGCTGCACTACCACATTTATCTGGAGTGACTACAGTTGGAAGCGGAGGGACTCAAGGTAGTGGATCAATGACGAGTTTATCATCAGGGGTTACAACCTGTTCTGGTACATTTGGATCAGGTTCTAGCTGTACAGCGTCCACGACAGTTTCAATCCAAATTGACTAGAGTTTGGCTACTACTAATAATATTATTTCCTGTCAAAACCCTTGCAAATCCTGTCGTCCCAACCTTCCGAAGTGGCAGCTCTAGCACAAATTCTACAAGTCAATCTGTAGTAACAGAATCAATTACGAGTTATCAGTATAGGACAGGCTATTCAGTAGGTGTTAGTGGAACTAACATTGAAAGTGCTGATATAAATGGATATATTAATGCAATACCAACAGCAGAAGCTACACAAACTGTAAATGGAATTAATTTTTCTTATACGAGTCCTACATTGGAGGGTATGCCTAGATGGAGGATCGTGAACAAATCTCAACCTTTTTCTCTGGTAGAGACAGTAATGACACCAGGCATCGACACAATAACCCAAATAAATCGCACTATAAACACAACCACAACCACAACTATAGAAACTACCTTTGGGCAATAGCTCTTATACTTTGTCCTACAAAAATTTTAGCTAATACAACTGTTGCAAGTCCTAGTTCAAATGCACAGGGTACAGTAAATAATAATGCAACGATGATCGCTCCACAAAGCACTCCTCAGTTTCGGATGTCACAAGGTATAGTTTGTAGTTCACCAAGTCTTACAATTACTCCTTATGTAACAGATGCGTGGTCATTCAATCGCCCTATAGAAACTGTGACTAGACAGAATATTTATGATGAAGATACTGGTGCTATTAAGTATGTACAAGAGACTCCAAGATTTGAAAAAGATAACTATAACTTAAACTATGGGATCTCAGCACAGATCAGTATTCCGTTAGGTAAAGCACCTGAGTTATGTCTAAGAGCTACAGAAGTAAATATTAAAAATCAGGAATTGTTGTATCAGAAACAGTCACTAGAGATGGCACTTTATCGTTTAGAGGTCTGCGGAAAGCAGGCGAAACTCGGAGTTGTATTTACTGGAAAATATGCAGAGATTTGTGAAGGAATAAAAGTTATAGTTCCACCAGGTCAAGTTATACCACATACGCACGAAATCAAAACAAAAAAATAAGTACTGGCTCTTTCTAACTAGGGAGTGTTAGCTGTGGTTAGAACTTCCAATACTTATAAAACAAAGGCTCTATGTAACGGCAGAGGTCAAAGACTATACTTACAACTTCCTTTGTTTAGTACAAGGGATAATAGAAGGGCAGTGATTCGTGGCAGACGAAGTGCTTCCAAATATGCCGTACTCTCCTTGTATTATTTATTCTACCTTATCTTTTTTCTTTGTCAGTTTTTTTATCAAGTTTTTAACTATAGGCTTTACTAAATTTAAAATAATAGGAGTAGTCGCAGCCACACTAGCGATAACAGCAGTAGAGACAATAGTGCTAGGTTGTGGGATGTACTGGTCGATAAAAGGTACTTTTTCCCAGACCGCATTGCATGAACCATCAATATTACGCTCATATTTTAACAGTCTCTCTAACCTAAGTTCATTTTTGAAATCGCCTTGCCTAAATGGTGCATTTTTTGGTGGACAAGGTTTATATTCATCTTCTTTTTTTTCTTCTTTTGGTATTTCTGTTTGAGGTGGTTTGCCTTCTGGTAATTTATCAGGTTCTTTATTAACAGGTGCAGTTTCTTCAATAATAATTAGTTGATCTGGTTGGTAATTAAGAGGATAAAAACTTGGAAATGGACAGTCTGAAGTAACACCTCTTGGATCATCTACTAGCAAGTTTCTATTACCTGTATTCTTAGTATCTCTGTGATAATATTTACAACCTATGACCTCAATATTTGAATGGTCATAATTAGGTAAAAAAGTATATGGAATATGAATATTTGGAATACTTATTTCTGGAATACTTATTTCTGGTATTTCCAATTAGAATCCAAGTTTTTTAGGTAATTGTATAGACTCACCTGTAGTTTTTGGCAATGCATTATTCATCACATTAGGTAATAATCCTTTTACCTCACCTAAAACTTGATTCATTATTTTTGCTTTAAATTGCTCCGATGTTACATACTTATAACCGAAGTAGCCACCACCTAAAATAGATGTGACCATAACAAAAGAGACAATACTCAAAACATTAGCTATTTTTTGAAACATGATAAAACTTGCAATAATTAGGGCTATGTCGGTGATGACAATAACAGTTCTTTTTTTAATTATAGGTTTATCGCCTTTGTATGTCACTATGAGCCTGATGACAAGGCAAATGCAAGAATCTAAGCGTTAGATTTTTATTTTTTTGCGTCAGAAGGTTTTATTTCTTGTTCTTGTGCTTTTGTAGATAATAATTGAGCCTGTGCATCTTTAACTCCAATGATTGCACCTTGGTATCTATCTTCATTTTTACAAGCTATTTCATAATCGTTTTTAGCTTTTTGCTTTATTTTTTGAATTTCAATAAGCTGTTGCTCATATTTAGAAATTAATTCATTTAAACAATCTTCCATAATTACTCGTAAACTTTTTTACCATCAGTTATTGCTTTGTCTATATCTGTAAAATCTTCAGTTGTCCAAATAGAAGTTGTTTCATCAAGCTTTTTATAAGCCTTGATAATTTTAAGATGATCTACATTACGTTTAATACGATCTTTCCATTCTTCATCTGTTTCATTACTATTTGCAGAAGTCTCTGTATTAATTAGAGTGACGCTATCACCCGCAGCAGAGAATATTGTTGCGATTTCATCTGCGGTTCTTTCTTTCATAATTACAAATAGATTTGTTTACAGTTTACCCTGCTTCGAGGGCTGTAACTTTAGCTGATAATTCCTGTATTGCTTTTACAAGTACAGGGATTAAATGTTCTTGTTTTGCTTCTAATTTATCTGGGTTTTCGTCCATAACTAAATCCAGAAAATCAAAATTCTTTTGTGCTTCTTGTAATTCCTGTGCAATAAAACCAGCCCTTATCAAACCATCTTTTACATTGCCATCTCTTGTCTGCCATTTAAATTGACGAGGAATTAATGTATTAATAAAGTCAAGTCCAGCAGTTAAATTAACAATGTCTGTTTTATCTCTTCTATCTGATAAAGAGCTTATTGACGTATCATTACAACGTAAACTGCTAATGCTTGTACTTCCTAAAATACAATGACCACTTGTAGTTGCTGTTGTTAAGTCTGAACCAGAACCGATAACAATATTATTACTACCTGTAGTAGCATTATCACCAGCAAAATGTCCAATAAAGGTATTATCAGACCCAGTAGTGCATAGAACACCAGCTAAAGAACCTAAAGCTGTGTTGTTAAATGCAGTTGTTGAACTGTTCAATGCTCCCCATCCAATAGCTACATTCTTATTTCCAGTTTCGTGATTAACCAGAGCATGAGATCCTATTACGGTTGATTTACTTGCTGTGGTTATTTTTGTACCAGCGTTATATCCGACAAGAGTTGTATCTTCGACACTTGTTGCGTGATCTCCAGCTTGATGTCCAATTGCCGTATTATGACTACCTCCAGTTAGTCTTCTAAATGCTTCATAGCCTACGGCAACAAAACCTGATCTATCTGTAGCATCAGCCAAAGCATTAACACCCACCGCTACTAGAGACCCTCCAGTTATGTTTGCTGCTAGAGAAGATTTACCCACAGCAGTGTTGTTACTTCCTAGTGTGCTTGCTCCTAGAGCACTTGTACCTAAAGCCGAATTGTTATTACCTGTCGTACAAGCATCTAATGAAAAAGTACCTACAGTTGTATTACCTGTTCCACTTGATATTAGATAACCAGCGAGATAGCCAATTCCTACATTATTACTTGCTTCATTTTGTGATAATGCTTGAGCACCTAAAGCGGTATTTCCTGCTCCAGTTATGTTTGTAGTTAGTGAATTAGTACCAATAGCGGTGTTATTTGATGCCGTTGTATTAGCATCTAAGGCATTAGATCCTAGTGCTACGTTTGAAGTTCCTGTTGTGTTTAACTCTAGAGCTTGATTACCAACACCAGTATTACTAGAAGAAACGGTAAGTGACAAGGCTGCCTTTCCTATAGCAGTATTTCTATTACCTGCCACGTTTCTTCGTAAAGCTGACTCACCTATAGCTACATTAAAATCGCCAGAAGTTGTATCTTCTAATGAAAAAGTACCAATTGCTGTATTTTCATCGCCACCTGTTATACTATTGCCAGCATTTTTTCCAAATAAAGAATTTCTTGTAGCATTTGTACCATCAAAGCTAGTCCCTGCACCTGTTCCAGCTACAGTATTTTCTTGACCATCACTTGTTACTCCCCCCGAAACTGTTTCAAATGTAGGATCTGCTCCGTTGTTTGCTCGTAAAAACTTACCATCGCTATCTGCTGTTCCATGAGGTAATTTATCAAGAGTTACAGATTGATCTTCAAGACCACCTGATTGTGTCTTAGTTAATCCCATTAGTTAGCCTCCTCTGCTGTGTTGCCCTCTGCTACCCATTTAAGGTACTCTTGATAGTCGGTGTTTGCTTCGTCAAATGGAATACAAGATATTATATCCTTATCTGTTTTTTGAATACATTGTCTTGCTAATCCATTTTCATCATCTGGATAAAGTTTGTATGAAATTGCCATAATTAAAGCTCCGCAGAAAAATTCATAAAACCACTGTTTGCTCTAAATTCTAACTGACCACATTGCCCTGTTGTCATACCACCTGGATTTGCTTCTATAATTGCTTGAAATAATTGAGGAATAGCACCTGATGTTATTGTATTTACATTAAAAGATGAACTGTCATCCCCTGAATCAACAACCATAGCGGTTGCTGAACCTGTAAAAGTTGGGTTAGCTCTCATAACAGTGGGAAAATATACAACACCTCGAAAATTACTTGAGGAATTTGCATAACCTAAAACTCCTGTTTTAAAATAGTTATCTCCTGTTATATTGAAAAAATACCTCTGACATAAAGCAAGCTCCTGTGCGAATGACCTATGCTCAAAATCTGTATGAACATTTCCTAATTCAATCTGAAATCCTGTCATATACCATGTATTAGAAGTTGAATCTGCAATATTAACATTGTGTCCAAAAGCTGAATTTGCATCAACCTCTGCTCCCCATGAAGATGAAGCTGAACCACTTGTATAACTTGATCCTGCAACTAATACAAAATTTAAAGTTAAAGAAACATTATTATCATTACCCAAAACACCAGTAGTGTCTGCTGGTACTATAATTGTTTTTTTCTCCCAAGTATCAGCAGAACTAATTGCATAAGTTGTTGTAAAAGACCTAGCGTTATCGTTATCATAAACCCAAAAAGCATAAGTTCCTGTTTTATTACTCTTTACCCAGAATTGAACAGCTAATTGTTTTGCGTTAGATGTGCCTTTTCTTATTTGTTGGCAGTCTTGACCTTCTAATTTATGTTGAAAATATCCTATTGCACCTGAAGCAACACTTGTATCTGCTGTAGTACAAGCTAATTTTAATGAATTAGCAAAACCTGACCCAGTAGGAGCAGAAGTGTCTTGACTTACAGTATAAGTTCCATGACCTGATATTCCAAATCTAAACCTATCTGCACCTGCATAGGTTGAACTTGTAATGCCTGTAACAGTTCCGCGTTGGGCTACAGTCATTGCTCCATTTATGTTAATTCGTCTATTACTTAGGTTATTAGTAATATTGGCAGTACACGTTCCATCAGAATTATTTATCGTGATGGCAGCATCCGTAGAATTTACCCCTTTTATTGAATTTACTTTGATTTCACTCATGGTTTTGGATTAGCGTCCTTTACAGCTTTGATGTGAGTAGC